GCGCCAGTGCCGCCATCCGCGATTGGGATCGGCGTGGCAATGCCGGCGCTGGTCTGCGCCTGAACGACGTTTGTGCCATCGCAATACAGGATCTGCGCTTCGCCTTGAGGAACGACAATGCCTGTGCCTGCACTGGTTTTCACCGTGAGCGTGAACGATCCTGTCGTGTCGTTGGTGATCCAGTATTGCTGGATCGTGGCTGGCACGATGATGTTGCGATTGCCAGTGAGAATGCCGGACAGATTGTACGCAACTCGGTCCAGTTCAAACGTGGACAAGACATAATTGCCTGTGCCAGCGACATTGATAGCGAGGTAGTCAAAGGTTCCAGCGGTGGCCTGCGTCAAGCCAACTGTGTAGAAACCGATGCCATCGCAGATGATCATGCAGGAATCTTCAGGCGCGATCACAAGCGTTGATCCGCCGTCGATCAATTCAGCAGAGCTGGGGTCTAGGGTGAGGTTGCTCGATCCGCTGTTGCGGATGTAGCAGAACCAGTCTGATCCCAGCGTTGATGCTGCGGCGAATGAAACAGTGCCGCTCGCGCCAGTCCAATTGATAAAATGAGCGCGCTCAGACGTGTTGAGCGTGTATGCTGAATTCAGCGCAATAACGACAATCGCCTGATTGAGCGTTGTCGTGATGGCTTTTAGGCCAAGCCCCGCAAGCGCGCCAGCATTGGCCGTCGAGGTTGTCGCCCCGAACTGATAGGAAGACCAGACGCCCGCAGCCGTGCTGTTGCTGGTCATGTAGACCTGCCAAAGCTGGCCAGCGCCGACGTTGCAGACAACAGTTCCTACTGAATTGACGACGCTGAAATTCGTGCTGCCAACATTGTTGAACAGGAAGCACTCTCCGACAGATGCCTGATTGGCGGCTGGCAAGAAGACCTTGCGGCTCGCGCCGGTGCTGTTGACGTTCATGATGCGCGCGGCAACATAATCGTAGGCGTCAGTGTTGGAATTCGTTTCCAGCGGCCACGCAAGAATGACGTCTGTAGCCGCCAGATTGAAGGCGAGGTACGAGACATCGGAGGGATAGATGTTCGTGCCGCCGAAGACGTCGGTATAGGTTGTCATTTAGACCTCCTTGCGGCGAGCGGAGCGGTCGAGGATCTTCGACAAATCTTCGCCGTTGAGCGCCTGTGCGGCGCGGTCATACATTCCTTGCCAGACCTGAATGCGCTCGTCGTTCTTCAAGAACGGCGTGGCTTCCAACAGGGCACCGTAGAGGAGCACTTGTGGTGCGTAATCGGTGAGCCAGTTCGTCTGGTTGGTGTCGTCAAGCAGGGGCAGGAGCTGGTAGACCAGAACCTCGAATGGATAGGCCTCGTCTGGCGTGGGAGCGACGATCCAGTTGTTGTAATCATACTCGGCGTAGAACAGCGGCAAGCCAGTCTGGGTACGGTCGGGCCAATACTCACGGACGTACTCGTAAGAGCGGGCGAAGAGCTGTGTGTAATCATTGTTCTGGTCGCCTGTGCCGTAGTTGAACGACACTGTGGAACGCCAGCGGTCAGGCTTAGGATAAACCGCAAGACCCGGCTGCATGGTCGATGTGACCACGTTGATCAAACCTTCGACCTTCAGTTCACGCGCGATCCTCCGCTCGGCCAGATTGATCAGGCGCGGGAGTTGCTCAAAGACGATCTGGTCGGTCGCGAATGTGAACCCGCGTTCCAGATATCTGCGCATGTCCTCCTTGAGGGAGGAGAAGGTCATGGTCTCAGCCATTTAGGTTCTTCTCATAAGCCTGTGCCAGCTTAACATCATATGCGTTCTGGGCATAGCCGGGGCCGTTATAGCCACGGGCAAATTTGGCCCAGTTTTTGGTCATCAACTCGTCCTGCAAGCCAGCGGATTTGATGAAGGCTGCCATCTGGCGAAGCTGTCCCGCTTCCGATTCGCAGGCCTCTTCGACCATGGCCTGAACCGACGGGCAGCCAGCCATCTTGAAGTTCGAGCCCATGATCTGGCCCAGACCCCACGAAGTGGACAGGAGGGCCGCCTCTTCGTCGATCAGGCAAGCCCGCTCAATCTCTGCATAGACGGCGTCGGAGCCCTTCGGGTAAGGCTTCGTGCCCCACTTCGGATACGCCAGCCCTTCAGATTCAGCGTTGGCCTGCAAGCCCGGAGCGTCCTTGAGGTGCTTGTAGAAGTGGTGGCGCTCAAAGAGAGCCTTCGGTCGGCCAGCCTTGTCGAAGCCTGATCCTGCCGCCTCAACGGCGATCACGGCCCGAAAGGCAGCGTGCTCAACCTTGAGATCGTCGGCGATGGCGTCGATTTCTTCTGCCGTGACTTTGCGCGCGGCGCCTTTGAAGTCCATCACTTGTCCCCTTTGAGAAGCTCGTTCTTGGCTTTGGAGCCTGCCGAAGATCCGAAATAGTAAGCGATCACGCCTGTGAACGCGGTTTGCAAAGCGCCAAGCATCAGCAGAAGCGCCTCGTTGCCATTTTTCGGGACGCCGTAGACGAACATCCAGAACAAAATTCCGAAAAACCCGAGTGTGATCGTGCCGGCGAGGATTTTTGGCGTGTGGTCGCCGACCGACATTTCGCGCTTGCGGGCGCTGTCGCGGTCGCCAGCCGAGATCCGCTCAAGGTCGATCTCCAGTTCCTGCATACGGACCTTGAAGTCGGCATCAATCTGCTTGATAGCAGCCAACTGGTCAGGCGTTGCGCTCTGCATGGCTTTGGCGATATCGGCCTCAGAGCCGTCTTCTGTGCCGAGAAGGACATTCGACAGAGTTTTGGTGGCAAGGCCGGCCAGTGGCCCGCCGAGAGCCGTTGCAATGGTCGGCGCTAACTGACCAAGCAGCGGCCCCACCGTCTTGAGAATGTCCATTCTATCCCCCTATGTTCGCCGGAATACACGCGCCACGAATTGCGAGATTGTATGAATAGCCTCGCTTGTGAGTTTCTTTAAGGTCAACCAAAGCTCTCTGGCACGTTGCATCATCTTGCATCACCATGATTGGCATGAAGTACATGACATTCGTCGTTTGAACATCAAGCATCCACGCTATGAGGACCACTTTAGAGGTGATCATTTCTTTTGCTCTAAAGCATGAATACGCTTATCAAGCTCCGCTCTTATGCGTTCCATCTCCATGCGGATAGCGGCACGAGCGCCAGCGGCGTCTGCCGCCATATCCATACGGCTCTTTTCGATTGCCGCCATCGACCGTTCACGGTCCAAGGTCATCGCAGCGCGGGAGAGAGCAGCGTCGCGCTCCACTTTGTCAATCTTGTCGTTCAGGCTCTCACGGATCTGGGCCATGTCGATGGTCGTGCCCTGCGGCGGGATCGCCTTGTTCTCGGCGTTCACGACCACTGCGATCTTGGACTTGAGTTGGATAATCTCGTTGCTGGCGTTGGACAGGCTGTTCATCAGATACACAACACAGGAAAACAAAATGGGGACACCGGCAAAAACAATTTTCTCAACCAATGCGCTTTTGGAAGCACTAGCTGCCATCTCAAGCGCCATCTTGTCCTGCTTGTCTTCAGTGGTTGCGCTCATGACTTGTCAGCCTTTGCTTCGAGTTTGTCATAGATGCGCTGGAACATCTGCTCAATGTGTTCCATGCGTTTGTCGAGATCCACTTTCATGACGTAGTTCTTTGGAAGATCCGTCTCAATGTCGTGCAGATCTTCGCGCAGTTCTTTCACCGCGCCCCACATCTCGCGCGCGAACCACCCGCCAACGCCGGTAGCAATCATGAAAGCGGCATTGATCATCGTCTGGTGGTCCATGCTCATTCCTCACCGGATCATGTATTCTGCAACTGACGCGCTAACGTCACGCATTTTGATCCAACGATCACCGATTGGTTGACCCGCAAGAACAGGAACCTGACCAATCAAACCAATGATAAGCCACTCAGGACGTTCTTCGCGCGGAACATACTCATGCGAAGGATCATAGTCTGGGTTGATTTTATAATGAGTGAAGGCGTTCCCTTTCTCATCAACAGACTTGCGAGTTGCGTTTTCTGGGACAACGACACCAGAAGGGATCATATGGCTTTCATACGATTTGTGTTCGGTTTCTCCAGCATCATTAACCTCATCCCATTCAATGACCTCGTGCGCTTCAAGAATGTAGCGACCAAAATCATCGGTAAGGAACATGCCTTGCCATTTATTCCAAGCTGTGTTGCCGACCACCATTGAGGCGATGCTTGGCTCTTTGGGACGCACAACGCCAATAATCAATGATGCAGCATCTTGATCGGTTGAGGCGCGAACTTTGTTTCCATCCAGAACGACAGTTGTGCCGACAGGGATTGCAGCGCCAGTTGCGCTTTCAAAGTACTCTGCGTAGTCAGCGCCGTTGTTGTTCCAAGTTCCATCTGCGTATGCATTTCCATCGCCACGCAAATTAAATGATGTATTTGTATCGCTGTTGCTTCTTGCGACAAAGAAACTGTATGCAGAACTTGCAGACCTATCTACCCAATTTACTTGATCTGCGGAGGCATACGAAGCGTTTGCTGCCCTAAAGCCGCCAATGAAAGCACCAGAAGTGGTGCTGTCATAGCAATAAAACTTACCGCCACCGTTAGTTGCCGTTGTACCGATAGACATAACCCCGGCGGAGTCGATGCGGGCGCGTTCGGCTGCGTTTGTGATAAAGTTAATGGCATTATTGTTGTCTGTTGCGACAGTGAACTCACCACCGCCACCACTACTAGCGTAACCAACATACCCGATACGAGTGGGCGTGTTGTTGAAAAACGCAACATAACCACTGTTAGTTGTGTTATTTGACGAAACAAGTTGAACGCCGCCGTTTCCGGCAACAACATTCAAACTTATTGATGTTCCCCTGACGTCCAATTTTGAAATTGGCGAACTTGTCCCGATACCAACATCACCAGCAGAGGTGACGCGCATACGTTCAACACTATTAGTGAGAATGTTAACGACATTTGTTGTGCTGCTGCCGCCAACGTAAGAACTGAAACTGCCCCAACCAAAAACAGAGCCGTCTGCCGTAGAAATATTTCCATTTCCACGAATAGTTCCATTTACATCAAGCTTTGTACCCGGCGAACTCGTCCCAATCCCGACATTGCCCGCCGAATCCAAACGCATCGCCTCTACGCCGCCTTCTGAAAAGGCAATCGTGTCAGCCGCAGGAAAGAACATGCCGGTGTTTGCGTCCGTGCCGCGAATGGCAGGAGTTGCAGCCGAGCCGTCAACGTCAGAAAGGCCCGTGGTGCCATTGAGGATCAGGCTCATTTATCTTCTCCATCTGCGGGAAGCGGCGTGTTGCCTTCAGCAAGCCACTCCAGATATTTCTGGTAGTCGGTGTTGGCGGGGTCGAGCGGGATGAAGGCGTTGTCAGCGAGGCGCTTGATGGAGCCCGTTTCGCCAGTCATTGAGTTTAGGACAATCTGGTACATCTTAAAGCTCCGCACTTGCAGTAAATGGACAAGTAAACGTAATTACTGATGTTGCCGTTGCTGTAACTTGGAAAAATGCATCATTGGTTGATATCTCATACACAGTTCCTGACCCAGCATTGAAATATGTAAAACTTGGAGAAATTACAGGCGCTGTTCTCATGCTTGTCTTAAAGGGAAATTGATATCCGATTGCGTTGGTGGATATCGTATATCCAAACAGTTTTGCTTGTCCTGTCTGATAATACCTCTGACACTTCGCCAGCGTATTGGAATAAATCTCCCGCTCAAACGGAGTTGCGACCGTGCCAACTTCAAGCTGGACGCCTGTGATGTAGAAGGTTGCGCCGTTGGTTCCCACGACATTTACAGAGCCGGTAGCCGCAACAAAGTTGCCCGCAGTCCATGCTCCCGCAGTTGTGGTGTAGGTTGACCCGTTGCCCAGCGAAAATGAAAGAGCGACGCCAAGCCCATTGTTTACTATCCAAGTTCCAGAAGTGTCACCGGGAATTGTAATGGTCTTGTATTCCCATGTGTTTGCAGCGGAAACGGTAAAGGAAAAAACGTAGCTTCTTGTAACCGTTCCATTGCGAAGCGATCCAGAATGAGTGCCCGTCAAAGACGACCGCACCCAAAATGAAAGCGTGACAGACTGCGCACCAGCCGCCCCCCAGCCAAAGTCTGAGATATTAAAGCCCTCAATGGACTGGTTGAAGATAAAGCTATCGCTGGAAATGACAGAGTAAGCAGACGACGAAGAGAAACCCAAATAGTCGCTGAAGCCAGCGGGAGATGCCACAGCCCCCAAATCCTGCCCCCAAGTTCCTTTTGAAGCCTGAGTGGCGTAGTACCCCCAGCGATCAACTGTGTATGCTTGTGCCGTTCCACTCGCTCCCGCATTACGCTGGTCAATGACCATCGCGCCGTTGATAATGCGATTACGCATGAACGACGAGGACATAGCCAGTGTGCCGCCAGCAGTCATGTTACCGCTGGAGTCAAGGACGATGTTGTTCGTCGCGCTGGTCGGGTGGACGAGGTTGATGGCCTTTAGGGTGCTCATTGGGTTACCTCGTTAACAGCAGTCTCTAATTCGGGCGGCGCAGTCCACACTTGCGTGACAGGATCGTAGCTCCAAAAGATACCGCCCTGACCCTCGTCAATATTTACAATGTAGTGCCCGGCAGGAGGCGTCCACGGGGAGCCCTCATCTAGCACGATGATATTGTCGCAAATGTTGGTATCAGAATTGATA